AGAACGTCCTCTACATCACTCTCGAAATGGCAGAGGAAAAGATTGCGGAGAGGATCGATGCTAATCTACTTAATGTCCCAATACAAGATATAGTAGATCTTCCTAAGCAGATGTTTGAAAGTAAGGTAAATAATCTTGCTAAGAAAACACAGGGTACTTTAATTATTAAAGAGTATCCTACTGCATCTGCTCATTCAGGACATTTTAAATCATTACTTCAGGAACTTGCCTTGAAAAAATCTTTTAGACCTGATATAATATTCATAGATTACTTAAATATTTGTGCCTCTTCTAGATACCGTGGAAACTCAACAGTCAACTCCTATTCTTACATTAAAGCAATTGCAGAAGAACTTCGTGGACTTGCCGTGGAGGCGAACCTTCCAATCGTATCCGCTACTCAAACTACTAGGGGTGGTTACGGGAGTAGTGATGTTGAACTTACTGACACCAGTGAATCCTTTGGACTCCCTGCTACTGCTGATCTTATGTTCGCCCTTATTTCTACGGATGACTTAGAGGGATTGAATCAGATAATGGTAAAACAATTGAAGAATCGGTATAATGATCCTACAATTTATAAAAGATTTATGGTAGGTATTGATCGTGCCAAGATGAGATTGTATGATTGTGAGCAGAGTGCTCAAGAAGATATTGTTGACAGTGGGCAGGAAGAGGAGTATACTAGGGAAGAGAAAAAACCTAAAAAATCATTCGACGGATTTAAATTCTGATATGACAAAGCAAATTGATTCTGATAAGTATGTTGACTTTGTGCGTCAAACCACAAGTCCTGAAAGTCTTGACTATGCAGCACTTCTAACTAGGATGAATAAGTTGGAATTGGAAGATGATTGCAATGTATCCCAGCTAGTTACAGCAGCATTTGGGTTGAGTGCAGAAGCAGGTGAGTTTACTGAGGTAGTAAAGAAGATTATCCTTCAAGGCAAACCTTATAATGAAGAGAATGTCTTTCATCTTAAGAGAGAACTAGGTGATATCTGTTGGTATATGGCTCAGGCTTGTATGGCATTGGATACTAACTTCAATGAGATTCTTGATATGAATGTAGAGAAGTTGAGTGCTCGTTATTCAGAAGGAACATTTGATGTTTATCAATCTGAAAATCGTGCAGAAGGCGATGTATGAAAAGTGAACATAAGATGTTAATATCTTTAGGTGTTCTCTTTAGTTCTGTTCCTTTATTTGCTATAATGCTTTATATACATGGGAACTTACATATTGAAAATGTTATTAAGAATGTCTTTAAATGAATTATAAAGATGCTGGTGTAGATATTGAAGCAGGAAATAGTTTTGTAGAAAAGATTAAAGAGAAAGCACCTAACATTGGTGGTTTTAATGGAATGATGAAAGTTCCATCAGACTATAAAAATCCTGTATTAGTTTCAGGTGCTGATGGAGTTGGTACTAAGATTAATATAGCAAGAATTCTTAATGACTATACAACTATTGGTATAGATCTTGTTGCCATGTGTGTTAATGATGTAATTACATGTGGTGCTAAACCATTGTATTTTCTTGATTATATTTCTACGGGTAAATTAGATCAGGTTATTTTGTCTGATATAATAGATGGTATTATTAAGGGATGTGATCTATCTGAGATGGATCTCCTAGGTGGGGAGACTGCTGAACATCCTAAACCTACCAGTGCTGCAGGTATATGGGACTTAGATTTAGCAGGATTTTGTACGGGTATTGTAGAACAAGATAAGATAATTGATGGATCTCGTATTAAATCTGGAGATCAGATTATTGGTATAGAAAGTAGTGGTGTTCATAGTAATGGATATAGTTTGATTAATGATATGATATGGAGGCAGAAGATTTATCTTAAAGATGCACCTGAGTTGATTAGACCAACCACAATCTATGCTCCATTAGTAAAGCAGTTATTGGAAGAAGTAGATATTTTAGGTATGTCTCATATTACTGGTGGTGGTATTCCTGAGAATCTTCCTAGATGTTTGCCACCAGGACTTACTGCTGATGTAGATTATTGGTCATGGGAGAGACCAGAGGTATTCAATAAGATAGAGCAGGCAGGAGATATTGAAGAGAAGGAGATGAGAAGAGTCTTTAATCTTGGTATTGGATATTGTGTAGTTGTTTCTAATAGTGAAGTAGATAATACTCAATCTATTATAGAAAGAAATGGATTAAGATCTTGGGTGATTGGAACATGTAAGAATTAATCTAAATAATATTATAATTGGGGAAGACAATGAAAAAAATTAAAGCAGCATTCGATAAAGTTGTTGAATGGGACAAGAAAGCAATTGATTATGGTAAAGCAAGATTTGGATGGACAGATTATCAAGTAGTTTGTATTTCATTCGCTAAGGGGTTTGTTATCGGGGCAATATTGTTATGACCTGGTATGAGTTCTGGAAACTACCTCCTAAGAAAGAAGAACCAGATCCTTATATTATTGAATTGGAAGAAAAGGGTTTTAGATATAATGAAGTAGATGAGCAGTGGCAGCGTGTATGGGCAACAGTAACTAAAACTGGTACAGAGACTGTATTAGAAGTGCGTAAAAAAGAAAAAGATGGGTGGAAATATATCATGTATGGTGATAATGATAATGTATTTTATGAGTATAATCTAAATACTTAAAAAGTATTGAGATATGGCATTTAAACCTTTAACTGAGGATAAAGAATCTCTTCAAGCTTTAGCTTTTGCGATAAGGCAGCAAAAGGGTAGTGATATTACTGCAGATGAATTGAAATATAATATGCGTAATATGTCTATATTGGATCAAGATATTAAGATTCATTGTGATATAGATTATAGGAAATTAATTCCTAGATTTAAGAATTGGGTTGATAGTGGAAGTGAGAAAGATATAGAAGATTGGACAAATTCTTCAGTCTGGGTAGCTAATGCTGTTATTCCTAGTCAGTATATTAAAGGGGGAGGATATATTTTTTATAATACTATAGGTGATTCAATATTTCGTGGTGCTTATAGAGAAATGGCTAAAGATATTGCAAAGAATGCGAAGAATAGTGTGGTTAGGACAGTATATGCTTCTATGTCAAAGGGGACAGGAGATAAATGGAATCCTGCAGATGTCATTGCTATAAAGAAAAGTAAGGCAAATAATTTAATTCGTGAGATGGAAACTTTTAAAAAAGGACAAATACCATCTGGATATAGTGATTTAAAAACATTAAAGCAGCAGAATAAAGAATTGGTAAAGAAGAATCCTACTATGCATATTGTAGAAGATATGAATATGCTGTATACTTATAATCAATTTGTAGATAAGCATTATAAGTCAGGGGATTGTGTTCCTATATCTCTTAAAAAAGTAACTGCTACAGCTAAGGAAATAAAGGAAGTAACCACACCTTCAGTTCAAATGAAATCATTTGATCATAAAGAGTCTAAGGGGATTGAGGATTCTTTAAAATTGGATATTGATATTACTAAGGTTAAATTTGAACCAACGAATGCGAAGTGTATTGTGGAATTTACATTAGGTGGGGAAAAGGGACATACAATGGATATAAGAGGATTCCAGTCTGCTATTAATAATGATGTACAGATGCAACTTCAAAAAGGAGCATCGGCTAATCATGGTAAAGCTACATTGGGTGTATTTACTATTATTACAAAATTATCTCAAGGAAGGATGGCCTTCAGTAAGCAGAGATCTGAATTGAGAAGACTCTTTCCTAAAAAGAGGATTCCTTCTGGTAGTACTAAAGAGAAGCATGCATTTACAAGTTATGATATTTTTACGGGATATACTAAAAATAAGAAGGGTGATTTTTCTATATACACTTTTACTGAAGATTTGCAAAAATGGGCAGAATATATTCAGTTTTTATCTGGAGGTAAACATAAGAAACAACAAGTTGTATCGGAAGTTTTAAAAATGTATGATGGTGATCCAGTTAAAGCTGCTAAATGGTTAAAGAATAAAGTTCAATCATATGAAGTTGGTCAAGTTGTTGATAAGGCCCAGACTAATATTAAGGAGTTTATTAAGATAAACATTATGAAAAGTGTTTATTCTCAGGCTGCATCTAAGGGATTTAGAATTTTTGGTGATAAAAAGATAACTGATTATATGACTAGTAGTAGTTATTTGAAAGTAGGTGGATAAAAAACACTAAATATAGGTATAAAGTGGTCGTAAAATGAAAAGTTTATTTCAATTTTTATCTGAGGCAGGGACTTCGCAGGCATCTGTGCAGGCAAGGAAACTAAATCTAAAAAGTGACGGCCATGGTAGTTGGTTTGATTCTCGTGGAAATCTAGCAGCAACTACTGAAAAAGGTAAGTTAGTATTTGTTAATAAGAAAAAGAAGACTACAGAGGATGAAGGCCCAGTCAAGCAGATGGCAACTGCTAGGGCAGACGATAAGTTAGCCGGTGCTCCTCTACAAAAACCTGTTCCCCGTCAAAAATCGACAGAAGGAGAGGTTGAAGCACCAAAAAAAGTAGAAGATGAGACCTTAACTATTGTATTTGGTAGGTTTAATCCTC